ACTCTAGATTGACCTAGAAACATAGCACTCTGTTTACCACTTCCATCTTCAATTCTAGTTGGAGTTTCACCACTAAAACCTACAGTTGATTCTGTTTTTAATAAACTTCTATAAGTGTCCTTTATTGCCTGCCCTGTTAATGTTGCCATATTATCCTCTACTTACGCTTAATACTCCGTTATTATTCCATAATTGACCAGCGGATCTAGGATCTACTGTAGGTAATGAATCCCCCATTGTGTTTGGTAGTAACAATTCAGCACTTACTATATATCTTCTTAATTCATCTATATCATCCTGCATCAATTCCATTTGATGCATTAAAGCAGCTTCACTAGGGAAAGCTATTAAATTATGATGTTTATCAGCATTATATGCGTTTGTCATTTCAGTTAAATCACTCCCTGTCTTATCATGTATCTCTGCCGATCTTTTACTTGCTAAAGCCATATTATTATATTTTTATTATTATGCTGTTAAAGTTACTTTTGCCCCCCATAAGTATAC